CGTTGGTTACAGATAAAAAATAAGGTGTAATATGACTAAGGAACTAATTGTTCCTGCAATCGTCCAGCAGATGGTCGATACTATGCAGGACAAGGCAACGCCGTCTAATATCAGACATAACTATATGGTGACGGTAGAAAATATTCGTGACTACTGCGATAAGGCATTATCACAATATGCAAAAGAGAAGCGTAAATGAAAGTAACTGATCTTAATACCGTTCATGTAATGATTGACTTGGAAACTCTTTCGACAAGAGCCAACGCGACCATTCTTTCTATTGGTGCTACCAAGTTTACTATCGGTGAAGGTATTATCGATAAGTTCTACTGTAACATCGATGCTAAATCTTGTAAGACCGCAGGGCTTCACGTTGACAAGTCTACTATTGATTGGTGGATGCAGCAAAGTGCCGCGGCTAGAGATGCTCTTCTTGTCGACCAACTGCAACTCGTGGACGCACTACAAAGTTTCACTGACTGGATTGGTAGAGACAAGGTAATGCCGTGGGGCAACGGTGCTTCGTTTGATATTACCATTCTGGAGTCTGCATATGCCGCGGTAGGTCTGCCGTACCCTTGGCGCTTTTATAACATCATGTGCTATCGCACCGTTATGAATCTTATGGGCCTTAGCAATGCTAAGATTCGTGCAGCCGAAAATGACACGCATCACCATGCGCTTGATGATGCAATCAGCCAGACTAATACTTTACTTGGAATTCTAAAGTCATGAAAATTGCGTTGATTACAGATACTCACTTCGGTGCTAGGTCGGATTCCATTCCGTTTGACAACTTCTTTGCGAAGTTCTACACAGAAACATTCTTCCCTCATCTGGAACGGGAAGGCATCAAGACTATTATTCATCTTGGTGATGTTTTTGACCGCCGCAAGTTTATAAATTATAATACGTTGAAGAAATGCCGAGAGTATTTCTTTGACAAAACCAGTGATTTGGGCATCGACGTTCATATGATTGCTGGTAACCACGATACTTTCTTCAAGAATACTAATGATGTAAACTCACTAGACCTTTTGCTCCGTGAGTATGAAAACATTATTACATATTCGGAAGCAGAAGAAATTAGATTAGACGGAAAAAATCTACTACTTGTTCCATGGATTTGTTCTGGTAATTATTCAGAAACTATGGAGGTAGTAAAGAAAAGTAATGCACAAGCAGTTTTTGGACACTTTGAATTTTCAGGTTTCGAAATGTATCGTGGGTATAAAAATGACCACGGAATGGACACTGTGGACTTTGATAGATTTCCTCTCGTTTGTAGCGGTCATTTTCACCATCGTAGTCGGTCTGGTAATATTTTGTATCTTGGTAATACCTATGAGTTTACTTGGAATGATTATAATGATCCGAGAGGGTATCACTTATATGATACGGAAACAAACGAAGTAGAATTCTTTGAGAACCCATTTAAAATCTTTCATAAAATCTACTATGATGATACTAATGGTGACCCGTCTGCCATCGACCTTCTACCCATGGTCGGTTCTTGTGTTCGCTTGGTAGTTGTGAAGAAAATCGACTTCTATAAGTTTGACCGCTTTGTTGATAAGTTGTATGACCTAAATCTAATCGAACTTAAAATCATTGAAGACTTTTCTGAATTTGAAACGGAAGCGACCGATGATGACGAGTTGAATGTGGAAGATACTATGTCTGTTCTCTCAGATTTTGTTGACACCATTCAAACCGATCTGGAAAAGAACCGTATCAAGTCTATTCTACAAACTCTCTATGTTGAGGCACAGAACGTTACAGTATGATTATTTTTAACACTATTCGTTGGAAGAACTTTCTTTCTACTGGCAATCAGTTTACTGAAATTAAACTAGACCGTTCACCCAGCACCCTCATAGTCGGTGAGAATGGCGGCGGTAAGTCCACAATGCTTGATGCATTATGCTTCTCCCTTTTCGGTAAGCCGTTTCGTAACATCAACAAGCCGCAGTTGGTAAACTCTATTAACAAGAAGCAACTTCTGGTTGAGGTAGAATTCCATACTGGTAGTAAATTGTATAAGATTGTTCGCGGCATCAAGCCAGGTCTTTTTGAAATCTATGTTGACGGTGAACTGTTGAACCAAGATGCTGCCGCCCGTGACTATCAAAAGTATCTTGAGGAATCCATTCTCAAGTTGAACTACAAATCTTTTACTCAGATTGTAATTCTTGGTTCGGCCTCGTTTACACCGTTTATGCAGTTGCCGTCTGGTACCCGTAGAGACATCATCGAAGACCTACTTGATATTCAAATCTTCACTACGATGAATGTGGTATTACGTGACAAGTTGAATGCTCTTAAAGACCAAATTCAAGATGCCGACGGTAAACTGGAAGTTTTGAAGCAGAAAGCATCAATTCAAAAAGAATATGTTGACACACTGGAGGCAAATCGTGAGAAAAGAGTTGATGAAATTATCTCACGAATCGAAGAAGGTGAATTATCCATCGCCAGTTTCCAAGGTCTTGTTGCTGCACTCGAAGGAGAGAAGATTACACACGAAGATGCCAAGGCAGCACTCGGAGATCTCGCCACAAAGCAAAAGAAACTCGAATCTTTTAAAACCAAATTTTCCACCCAACTCCGCGATCTCCAGAAGGAGGTGGCATTCTACAATGAGACAGACGAATGTCCGACGTGCCAGCAAGGCATTGCTCACGATCATAAAGAAACCATCGTATCATCCAGACAAGAGAAAATCGAAGAACTATCTTCGGGAATGGATAAGTTACAGGAAGAGTTTACAAAACTTGAGGAACTTATCGCGGAAAATGAGACTCTCTCCGAACAAATTTCTGAGTTAAGTGCAGAGATTATCACGAACAACAATGAAATTATTGTTCAACAAAGATTAATTCAAGCACTAAATCTAGAACTGAATGACATTACATCTAAAACTGGTGATATAGATACTGAAAAGAATAAGCTAAAGACTTATGCTAAGGAAGTTCTGGTTCAGAACGAAGAAAAGGCCAAGTTGAATGAAGAAAAGCATTACATGGATGCTGTCTCCACTCTCCTCAAGGACACTGGTATTAAGACTAAGATTATTCGGCAGTATCTTCCAGTTATCAATAAACTGGTGAATAAATACTTACAATCAATGGACTTCTTTGTGCAGTTTAATCTGGATGAGAAGTTTGATGAAACTATTAAGTCTCGCCATCGCGATGACTTTAGTTATGCTTCGTTCTCAGAGGGTGAAAAGCAACGTATTGACTTAGCACTTCTCTTTACATGGAGAACGATTGCTAAGATGAAGAATAGTGTTGCTACCAATCTTTTGATTTTGGATGAGGTGTTTGATAGTTCTCTAGATAACAATGGGACAGATTATATTATGTCTCTACTTGATACATTGGGTGAAGATACTAATGTATTTGTTATCAGTCATAAGGGCGATCAACTGTTTGATAAGTTCCGCAGTCTGATTAAGTTTGAAAAGAAAAATAACTATAGCGAAATGGTTGTATGATTTTTAATCAAACAAAAAAGATTTTATTTTTTCATATTCCAAAGACTTCTGGTTCATCAATACGCAAATTATTCTCAGACGGTAAAGATTTAAGAATTAATTATAATATTAAAGATGGCCATCCCTACCATGTAAAACAAAAACATGTTAGAGATTATCTTTCCAAATTTGATCTAACAGATTTTATTGAGTTTACTATTGTCAGAGAACCTCTTGATAGAATTATAAGTATGTATAACTATGGTCGAATTGAAATGTTCGGAGATTTTTATAAATTTGCTTTACATCTTTATACATGTTATAATAATCCAATTACCAATCATTTTTATCATAGTCAACTAGACTGGATAAAAGAACCAATAACTGATAACATAAACATCTTTAAATTTGAAGATGTTGTTAGAAATCTATCGGTACATGAAAGTAAACCACTCAAGAAACCTTTTGCCATTGAACACTTAACTGATAAAGAATATGAATTCTGTATGGATTTTTTATCAGAAGAATATGAGACACTTGGATATAATAGAAAGAAATGATTATGGAATTAATTAAGTTTACTGATCCGACACTTCGGGTTGAGCCAACTACTTTTGATTTTGATAAAGAAGATGCTAAAGATTTAGTAGATAGACTATGGACTAAGTGCAGAGAAACAAAGGGTCTGGGTCTGTCGGCAAATCAAGTGGGCATCGATGCTAAAGTTTTTGTAATGGGTTCAGATGATGACAATCGAAAGAATATTTTTAATCCTAAGATTGTTTCATGGTCACCAGAAACTAATCTTGCCAAAGAAGGTTGTCTAAGTTATCCTGGACTGTGGCTTTCTATCAAGCGCCCAGCAGCTATCACTGCTTCGTACCAGAATATAGACGGTGAATATATAGTAGAAGAGTTTACGGGATTGCCCGCTAGAATCTTTCAACATGAATATGATCATATGCTTGGATTGAATTTTTCTGACCATGCCTCTGAGATGAAAATGAAGATGGCTATGAAGTCCCTTGAAAAACGAGCAAAAAGGTATATTAAAAAATATGTCCAAAACAACCTCTGAATTTACAGTTGACTAATTCTTTTTATGTTTGTGCGATTAGTTCAACTTACTTTACCGGAAAATTTCACCGACAATGTTTTAGCATTGCGCGGTATAGCCAAGTCTGTTAAACGAAGTAATAAAGGTGGATGGCACAGTGATCGTTGCAATAGAAAAACTTATTCCTGGGCAGAATCAGTTATAGATAATGTTCAAACTGTAGCTGGTGTTACTGGAGATATAACTTACTGGTATAATATCAATACTGGTAGCGATTATAATGCGTGGCATCATCACGATAGGGGTGGCACAGATGAGATGTGTGCAGTCCTTTATCTCCAAGTTCCAGAAAATGCTGGTCATTTTGAGTATGAGATTGAAAAAGAAATCTTCCAGATTAAACCATATGCTGGGTTGTTATTATTATTTCCTGATGATTTGATGCATCGTGTTTTACCAAACGAAGGTGATGGCGAAAGAGTCTCCATGGCTTTTAATTTTTGGAAAATGGTGAAATGAATATATTTTATCCCAACGAAAGGTATATTAGAAAATATGTCCAATACAACCTATGATTTCGGATTTACATTCGAAGACCCTACCGAAACCGTGGTTCACGTTCGAGAACCATATAATCCCCAAGAAGATATAGATACCAGCGGTCTCAAAGATGAGATCATGGCCAAGCTATATGACCTAGAAGCTAGACTTCTTAATGTAGACCAATCGACACTTATTTCAGAACATAAGCGACTGGTCGAAATGGAAGTTTCAGAAAAATTGAAGCAGGTAGAAGATTTAATTTTACCTTTAATGTATAACCTGATGAAAAATCCTGAAAAGGAATACATCCACTGGCCGAATAGGACACCCATAATTGATAACCAAATTGAAAAGATCACCGCAATCACAAGATTCTATGAACGAGTTTGATGGTCCTTCTAAGGCTAGATACTTTGCGCAACCTGTAGCTACTGTAGTAAATCTATATCTTTGCGGCGAAATTAAAGCCGCCGAAGAATATGTAGAATGGTTCCAGTTATTTCGAGCGGCTGGCGAGACAGATACCATCTACATTCGTATCAACAGTGAAGGTGGCGACCTGTTTGCCGCTCTCCAGATAGTAAGAGCAATTCAAGAATCAAATGCTACTATCGTTTGTTCGGTAGAAGGCATCTGTATGTCGGCTGCAACTCTTATCTTCCTTAGTGCGGACCGCTTTGAACTATCCGACCATACCATGTTCATGTTCCACAACTATTCAAGTGGCACCATTGGTAAAGGTGGTGAAATGTATGATCAAATCACACACTTCCGTGCATGGTCTGAGAAGTTGTTTGCTTCTTTCTATAAAGACTTCCTGACGCCAGAAGAAATTAAGTCTATGCTTGATAACAAGGATATCTGGCTTGATGCGGAAGAAGTTGCCAAGCGTTTGAAGAACCGTATCGAAGCGGACGCAGAAGAAGATGCTCCAAAGCCCAAGAAAACTCGAAAGAAAGCCCCTCCTTTATAAATACTACTTGACATTCACTCACGAATCGAGTAGTATATAAATATGATTGGTTTTAAAGAGTTTATAAGTGAGTCGCAAGACAGTGCCGGATTAACTATCTGGGATATTGACGAGACATTGTTCCGTACCAAAGCCCGTGTCCATATCGTCAAAGGCGGTAAGATAATCAAGACATTGGGCAACAAGCAATACAATACATATAATTTACAGCCGGGTGAATCCTTTGACTTTAGCGAGTTTAGGGACGCCCGGCATTTTCGTGACACCAGCGAACCTATCGCTAAAGCGATTCGCAAATTGATTGCAATGCATAAAAATATCAAAGCCCGTGGCAGTAAGATGATTGTTATTACCGCTCGGTCAGATTTTGATGACCGTGATATTTTTCTAGATACATTTCGTCAACAAGGCATCGATATCGATGACATTCATGTTCACCGTGCTGGTAATCTAGGCGCTATGCCGTCTGCTCCAGCTAAGAAAATCTTTATTAAACAATACCTTGACACTGGTAAATTTACTCGCGCTCGTCTCTTTGATGATGCCGTTTCCAATCTCCAGATGTTCAAAGATTTGGCAGATGAATATCCCAACATTAAGTTTGAGCCATTTTTGGCTCATGCCGATGGGTCAATGACACGTTTTTAACTTGACATTACCATCGATTCGTGTATACTAATAATATAAGGAGAATGATTATGTTTAAGTCTATTATTTCTAGTATTGTTGCGGTCAGTGTTCTTGCTACTCCTGTAGTAGCAGAAGCCAAGGGTCGTGGTGAACACCGCACAGAACGCCACGAGCGCAAGCGCGGCAATCATATTAATACGGGCGAAGCTATTGCTATCGGTCTCGGTGCCTTTATTCTAGGTGCTGCTATTAAAAACAACAATAGCCGCGCCGAGGAAGTTGAGCGCGAAGTTTATGACCGCGAGTATGAATATCACTATCGTAACCGCGATGCATATTATCGCCGTGACCGCAACTGCCGCACCACAGAAGTTACTGAATATGACTACTACGGCAATCGATATATTCGCCGTGAGCGCCGTTGTTTCTAAAAGAATCGCTTGACATTTGGTCGCGAATCGACTATAGTAATAATATGATTGATTGATTGATGAGGTTTTGTGATGTCCCAGTTTGCTGAAAAGTCGATTCTCGCCAAGTTGTTGGCGACAGAAAATATCCATGTAGAACACCAGAAGACAAGCACCGCTTACTTCAATCTGGAGACCCGCACGGTCGTGCTGCCGATCTTCAAAGAAATGTCGGCTGACCTTTACGACCTGCTAATCGGCCATGAAGTCGGTCACGCCCTCGAAACACCAGCAGATGGCTGGCACTCCAGCATCTCTGAGAAGGGTTTAGGCTTCAAGTCTTTCCTCAACATCATTGAAGATTCTCGTATCGAACGCAAGATGAAGGCTCGTTATCCCGGTCTTCGTCGGTCGTTCTACAATGGTTACCAAGAACTCTTTGAAAAGAATTTCTTCGGTGTCGAAGGTATGGATGTCAATAAGCTAAAGTTCATTGACCGCATCAACCTTCACGCCAAGGTCGGTTCGTTCTTGAATGTCAAGTTCTCGGACGAAGAACAAGCGATTGTCAATCGCCTTGATAGCCTGAACACCTGGGAAGATGTTGTCGCTCTAGCTACCGAACTTTACGAGCGGGCTGAGAACTCGACCGAAGAACTTGACTTCGAACAATTCATGAACGCCCTTGGTGATATCATGGAAGATGGCGACGGCGAATTCGACCCGAGTGCAGACTACGTTGAAGTTCCTAATTCAGACAACTCCGATGACAAAGAAAAGCCACAGACGCCTTCTCCTAAGGGTCAGAAATCAGAAGACGAAACTGAAGAGTCGAAGTCTTCCTCATCGGATGATGCCGAAGAAAAGTCAGAAGAGAAGGACGAAGGCTCGTCTGATGGCAGTGAGTCTGATGATACGGAAGAAAGCCCTGAGCCCACTTCGTTCACCGATGAGAACTTTCGCCGGAATGAAGACAGCCTGCTTGATGCAAACGCCCGTGAGACGTTTTATGCCAAGCTTCCCGTTCTGAACCCTGCTGATTTTATTGTCGGTATCAACACCGTCGAAAAGATGTTGACGTTCACTGTTGGTGGCGCCGCATACCGAGCAGGTAAGACGGTCGAACAGGTCAAGATGGAACTCTACAAGGACTTTCTGAGCAAGAACAGCAAGTACCTTAGTTCAATGGCGCAGGACTTTGAACGCAAGAAAAAAGCCAAGTCGCTTATGCGCGCCCAGACTTCCAAGACTGGCCGCATCAACATGGACAAGGTGTGGGCTTACAAAATCACCGAAGACTTGTTCCTTCAGAACACGGTTGTTCCTAACGGTCAGAACCACGGTATGCTTCTGTACCTAGATATGTCGGGCAGTATGTCTTCCAACATGTCTGGTACCATGGAGCAGCTGGTTCTACTGGCTTCGTTCTGCCAGAAAGTTCGCATTCCGTTTGAAGTTTACGGTTTCATCACGAACTCTAGCGCACCACAAACGTATTTCGATACAGTGCGCAGCCGCAATAACTTGTCAGACCCAAACAACCTGATGATTTCTGACCCCAGTTTCCGTATGCTCCAGCTGGTGGCTACCGGTGTTTCTGGTGGTAAGTTCAAGACCCAGATGGCAAATCTTCTTGCTCTTGGCCAGTCTTATAATCGTAGCTATCATGACCTTTATCTAGACGGTCCAGCTGCCAACTCTTTTGGTCTTGGCAGCACTCCGCTAGAAGAAGCCATCCTTCTCGGCCGTTACATCGCCGAAGACTTCAAGAACCGCAATCGGGTTGAAGTTCTTTCGTCGGTATTCTTGACCGATGGTGAAGGTGATTGTAACTTTGAAACTGTTGGTCATCACAATGATTATCACCGTAAGAACCTAGCTATTGTTGACTCTAAGACTCGTCGCACATTTTTGCAGCAATATGATGGCAATAGCTATCGCAGCAAGTCTTATTGCAAGGCTCTTTTAGACCTGTATCGTGAGACCACGGGTTCGCGAATGATTAACTTTTACCTAATGGGTTCTTATGACCTCAAGTATTTCTTGGCTCGTTCGCTTCTCTCTGGTGTTGCAAGTGATGCCGCCCGCAAGGCTTTCAAGAAGGAAAGTGCCGCTCTCCTCAAGAACATCAATGGCTTTGATGACCAGTTCCTTATCAAGGCTGGCAGCAGTCTGCAAATCAAGGAAGATACTCTGACTGTAGACTCCAACGATAAGAAGGAACTGACCAAGGCTTTCAAGGCCTTCCAAGATAAGAAATCTATCGGTCGTGTGATACTGACCAAGATGGTCGAAGCGGTAGCCTAAAATTACCGCTTGACTTCTCCATCAATTCTGCTATTATAAAATAGTAGACAGAAGAGAGAAAGTGATTCGCTATGAATAATGTTGACACAAAAGGCATTTTGTTCTTGACATTTGGTCGCGAATCGTCTATAGTAAATAATGTGATTGATGATGTTTGTTTGTGAAAAGGTGATTTTATTATGATTAATACCCGTGAAGACATGTTGTCTGCCCTTCGTGCCGCCGATACAAATGGTGGTGTCTTTCGAAAGAAAGATGTTATCGCCGTGTCCAATTCTCTTGGACTCAAGAGCCGAATTGCTGACAAGATTATGGAAGAGGGCGAGAAGATTTCTCGTGGCGTTTACGATTTGTCGGCTGCAATGGTTGGCGTGACTGCCAAGCCTGTGCCCGTAATGTCTCAGCCAGTTGCTGAGATTACCTCGAAGCCCGTTGCTAAGACGGTGATGCAGCCTAAGCTAGAGGTAATCATTGACAATCTGGTTCCTCGTCTTGATGCGACCTACGTTCCGTTTGGCTTTTACACCGACCTGATTAAGGTTCTCAAGGCAGAAGCCTTCTATCCCACGTTCATCTCTGGTCTGTCTGGTAACGGTAAGACCACAATGATTGAACAGGCTTGCGCCAAGTTGAAGCGTGAATGTCTCCGCGTCAACATCTCGGTAGAAACCGATGAAGACGACCTGATTGGTGGCAACACCCTTGTCGATGGTAACGTAGTGTACCGCGAAGGTCCTGTTCTGACTGCCATGAAGCGTGGTGCAATTCTTATTCTTGATGAAATCGACCGCGGTTCGAACAAGTTGATGTGCATCCAAGCCATTCTCGAAGGCAAGCCATACTTCAATAAGAAGACTGGTGAGACTGTCTTCCCAGCCAAGGGCTTCAACGTGGTTGCAACTGCTAACACCAAGGGTCGTGGTTCCGATGACGGCAAGTTCATCTCGGCCCAGATTCTTGATGATGCCTTCCTTGAGCGTTTCGCCATCACAGTCGAACAAGAATACCCATCGGCTAAGGTTGAAAAGAAGATTGTCATGAACAAGATGGAAAAGGCTGGTGCGGTCGATGAAGAATTCGCCGACAACCTTGTCACTTGGGCTGAAATCATTCGTAAGACTTTCTACGATGGTGGCATTGACGACCTGATTTCGACTCGCCGTCTGGAACACATCGTTAACGCCTTTGCCATGTTCAAGTCTCGCCAGAAAGCAGTCGAACTTTGTGTAAACCGTTTTGATGGTGATACCAAGTCTGCGTTTCTTGACCTCTACAGTAAGGTTGATGCCAAGATTGACACAGGCCCTACCGATAACGTCAATGAAGACGCATTTTTTGAAGAGACACCGTTCTAAGGAGATATTATGACAATTCAATATAAGTATAACGAAGGTGACCTGCTTCGGCAGGTTACTGAGTATGTCAACGCCACTTATGGGCAGCACTACTCGCAGAACAAGTACCAAGCTACCGAGTTTATCATTGATGGTGGACATGGTGTAGGCTTCACGGTTGGAAACATCATGAAGTATGCCCAGCGATACGGTCATAAGGGAACTCCCGAAGACTGGCGCAAGGACCTCATGAAGGTCATTCACTATGCCATCATTGCATTGCATGTTCATGATAAGGCACAACAGCCTAGTCTAGCAGGACTTTACACGGATGTCAAGATAGAACCTGTTACTCTCACTGGTGTATTACCATCTACGATATCCGGTGGTACGATTTCTGCTACTTTGCCCACATCTACGCCCGACTGGTCAACCTATAATATGGGTACCAGTTCTCTCTTGACAAACGACACAATTTCTGTTATAACAAATACTGGTACTAAGACCAACAAGAAAAAAGGTTAATATATTATGAAAATTTCTAATGAAACACTTTCACTTCTAAAGAACTACGCTGGTATCAATACCAATATTCTGTTTCGGCAGGGTAATGTGATTGGTACCGTTAGTCCTGGGAAGAACATTTTCTCCCGTGCCACGGTTACTGAAACCTTTCCGCGTGAGATTGCCATCTATGACCTGAATAGCCTTCTGGCACTTCTGACCCTTATGGAAGATCAGGACGTAGATTTTGGCGAGACTAGCATCAAGGTTAGTAAGGACGGCTCGAAGTTCGAATACTTCTATTCCGATCCTGGCACCGTGACCGCTGCTCCCGACAAAAACCTTGAGATTGAACCTGTGTGGTCGTTCGATCTTTCTGCGGATGCAATCAGTATGATTCTCCGCGCCGCATCAATCACCTCGGCACCAATCATCAGCATTGTATCGGATGGTACTCAGGTTCAACTCAAGGTTGGCGACCCCACTAATTCATCGGCAAACTCCTACACTAAGACTATCAGCACCGATGTTGCTCCTGTGTTTGATTGCCGAGTGAAGACCGAGAACCTCAAAGTCCTGTCTGATAACTACACTGTCACGCTTGGCAAGAAGCGCGCCATGGAGTTTAAGAGCAAGGGTCGCGAACTCGTTTATTACATTGCAATGGACCCTGCGTCCTCTATTTAAGGAGAAATAATATGACTAAGTTTGAATTTACATTTAATGCCCGCATTCCTT